AAGGTCTCCCCGCGGTTAAGACCATTGATGCCTCAGATTTCTTCGAAAAGCCACGTTTTAATGATGCGGCTGGTAATACATATCGAAGCTGCACAGTTGCATGGAAATCAATCGCAGGAACTTTTAAGGACGGTCAGGCGGTCGGTCCGGAGCTGACAACCAATGACTATCCGGTTACGAGCTCCGGCGAATCGCAAAGATTTGCGAAGAATTTGCTTCGCAGTTACAACAAAAAAGAGCAAATCGGAGAAATCGCGGTAATGCTGGATACCGGCATTACTGCAGGCAACAACATTTATATTACCGGGATGGGGCTGAGTGACGGCAAGTATTTTATCGATACAGCACAGCACAGTATGGCGGAGGAGGTCAGCCGCTTTATCCTGCATCGATGCTTTACGAGGTACTGACAATGATAATCGACGGAACAGTTTCTACGTCTGAAAACGAGAGGTATCGGATTAAAATTGGAGGAAGCATCTCCACCCCGATCTCCCGTCTGACAAGCGCCTGCCGGCTGAAAATTTCCTCTCCGGATACGGTGGAACTTCTTCCTCCGGCGGTCGGGGACGTGGTGCTTTGCTGGTTCCCTGGAGACGCGTTTCGGGATGGTTATGTTATCGGAATCGTGGAGGGATCATTGTGATTATTGGTAAATTTGGTCCAAAAACCTTTGAGACCTCTCAGAATAAAATTCTTACCTTTAGGGATTTTTCCGTTTCCGGAGATCTAAATACCTCTACGGAGGAAGCTTCACAGAAAAAACCGGCGACCACGGTTAAAGGGCCGGGCCTTTTAAAAATCAACGCTGAGCTACAGCTGCTTGCCCGGCTTGGCGTTGATGTTCAGGCCGAAATTGATAGCTGGTTTGCCATAAAGGATTCTAAGATTACCTATCCATTTGTTCTTTGCGGAAAAGCAGTCAGCCTGAACAGCTTTCTTTTGACTAACTGCGAGAGTGCAGATTATGTGATTACGAAAGCAGGCACCGCTCCGGTTATTGCATCCGCAGTGCTGAAGCTGGAGTTTACGGAATATCTGCCTCCGGGAGCGTCAAGATCTTCGAATGGAAAAAACAATAGCGCAGCTGGAGTCAAATCCAGTGTCAGTGTATCTAATCCGTATAAAGTGCCGACAACAACGCAGAAGGCCGCGGCGAAACGAGTGAATAAGGGGATGAGTGGATGACAGTAGTCCGATCAGGAACTCAACAAATCAACTGGGAACTGACCGGCCTCGACCGGATCGCCCAGAACGTCCGAAATCTTATTAATACATACCTGTATGAGATTCCCTATCACCGGACGATGGGACTACCCGGTTCCTTGATCGATAAGCCGTCCAACCTCCTGATGGAAGAGGCCCGAGTTGAAATTTCCAGAATGATTGCGGTGTATGAGCCTCGGGCCGTCGTCAAAAACGTCAGGTGTTTCTTATCGGACTCCGGCAATGTTGAGGTGGAGGTGATTTTAGGGTGATTCAGTTTGTCGAAGTCGACCCGGAAAAGCTCTTAAATGATGCAGTGGCACGGTACGAGGCAGTTTCTGGGAAAACGCTGTATCCGGGAGACGAGCATTATATGTTCTTGGCTCAGATGGTGCAGCTCATTGTGTCCTGTAAAGGAGATGTTAATTCTGCGGCGAACCAAAATCTGCTGCGTTTCTGCACCGGAGGAGTCCTTAATGAGTATGGGAAACAGTACACAGTGGAGCGAATTCCTGCGCAGACCGCTTCTGCATCCATTCAATTTTCTTTATCGGCTCCGATTGGATTTGCAGTGACCGTTCCGTCCGGAACAAGGGTTACTCCTGACGGCCAGCTGGTATTTATGTTGCAGAGCGATGTTATCATTCTTGCCGGCCAGATCGCAGCACAGGGAATTGTTTTAGCGGCAGCTCCCGGATCACAATATAACGGATTTTTGCCTGGCCAGATCCAAAATATAATTGATCCCGTGGAGTATGTATCATCTTGCTCCAATGTAACGGTCGCTTCCGGCGGAGCTGACGAAGAAAGCGACGATAGTTACAGAGAGAGGATCCGGCAGCACTGGGAGGCAATATCTACTGCCGGATCACGAGAAAGTTATGAGTATTGGGCTAAGACGGCATCATCGGATATTGCGGATACTAGGGCGGTTAAAACTTCGCCCGGCGTAGTGACGGTATATGTCCTGATGAACGGGGCTGCTGTGCCCTCTCAGGCCATTCTCGACGCCGTCAGTACCGTCTGCAGTGAAGAAAAGCACCGTCCCCTAACGGATAATGTTATTATTTCTGCAGCTCAGACAAAAGCCTATAACATTAATCTGACCTATTATGTGAGCAGCGGCCGGTCCACAGAAGTCACGAATATTCAGACAGCGGTGAATAAAGCAGTTAATGATTTTATCTCCGCCCAAAAGACGCATTTAGGCGGAAATCTGAATCCTGACAGCTTGCGCAGCGCACTTTTAACGGCGGGGGCATACCGCATTGATATGACGGAGCCGGCCTATACGGAGCTGCTTCCGCAGGAGGTTGCGGTTGCAGGAACAGATAACGTGACTTATGGAGGAATCCTGTGATGGTTGATCTGAAAAATGTGGACCTGCTGTCCGTCCAAAGTCAATACATGCAGCAGGATATAACGACACAGGCACTATGCGCGGCTTTGACTCCTATGCTAAATGAACTTGGCTGGGATGTCAGTGCGGTTATTCTGTATCCGTATATTGACAGTCTCTCCGGTGCCGTGTTGGATGAGCTTGCGTGGGGACTCCATGTGGACGCCTATGATTCGCTTGCTTCCGACGAGGAAAAGCGGCAAATGATCCGAAACTCGTACCTGATTCATAAGTATAAGGGAACTGTATTCGCAGTTCGGAAGATCGTTGAAAGCGTATTCGGAGAAACGGGAAAGATCGAAGAATGGTTTCAATATGGCGGCGATCCGTATCATTTCCAGGTCGACGTATATTGTTCGGACAGGGGTGTGACAGCTACTGATCAGCTCCGTGCCCTGCAGTTGGTGGAGGCGGGAAAAAATCTGCGATCGGAATTGGACGGCCTGCGATTGATCATCTCGCAGGGGGTTACGCAGACAGTGGCCTGTGCCGGAACGTGGGGCGAGTTTTTGGAAGTATATCCAACAGGTAAAATTGATACCCACGAAGTAAAAATATCGGCGGTCGCAGCGCAGACGACATCTATTGACGTTTACAGCTTGGAGGGATAAACATGGACTACTATACGATGACAACAAATGCCGGGGATGAATCAATTGCGCATGCCATACAGACCGGCACAAAAGCAACCTTTAAGAAAATCGCCGTTGGAGACGGAAACGGTACTTATTATGATCCTGCAAAAACTCAGATGGAGCTGCGACGCGAAGTATGGCGCGGGGATGCTGTTGTGTCTCTTGATGCCAATAATGCAAAGCGAGTGATTGTAACCGCGACCATTCCGGCGACCGTCGGGGGGTTCACAGTCCGTGAGGCTGGCATATTCGATACGGCTGGAACACTTATGGTCATATCAAAATTGCCGCTGTCTGAAAAAGTCGCGCCGGAATCCGGGGCCAGCAGTGATCTGGTGATCCGTCTCTACGTCGAGGTATCCGATGCGAACGCAGTCGTCATTACGGTAGACCCATCGGCGGTGATGGCGACGAAGGCAGATGTAACGACAGCGGCGGCGCAAGCTGCTGCCGACCTCACCGCCCACACCGGGGACGCAGTAGCGCACGTCACTCAAGCAGATCACGACAAAATTAACGGAGCCGTCCAATCCGCCACCCTTGGCGGCGCGGCGGTACCCAAGAGCGGGACGGCCTTGCAGTTTCCGGCCTACCCGACAAGCTTGCCGGCCAATGGAGGTAACGCCAACTACGCTAACACGGCAGGCAGTGCCCCAGCCGCAGGCGGTACAGCGGATTATGCCCATTACAGCAGTCACGCGGTCGGCTCCGGCGGCGCGGCTCTGCGCAACAACACCGCTACGGTCGGCGGCAGTCCGTCAGGCGGCTCAGACGGCGACGGGTGGGACATATGTACATAAGGAGGCCGGACGATGGGAGCGAGATATGACAACATAGCCGGAGTACAGCACAAGGTCAGCAAGCGGTC